GGAGGGTGCATATCTAACCATCAAGCATATAATTATATTTTCAAAATTAAATTACCTATTTATAACAAAAAGATATTAGACTATAATCAGTCTTGGACTAATTATTATATTTTCAAAATTGATATGTCAGTTTTAAACGAAAAGATATTTGACTTATGGTTGAATTCATCGAAGTGAGATACTACACAATTTAAATCTCCATTCTACGTCATTATCTCTATCTATGTGGTATGCTAGTATACATTTAATATTTGAGTGGCTTAAACGTGCTTAAATTGAGTTTTGAATATCGGTTTAATTTATCAGAATATACCCTTATTAATTAACAGACAATTAAAAAAATAACTGCATAAAAAAATACTATTACAAAATTAATTATAATAGTATTAATTAATAGGTTAAAATGTAGTGTTAAACTTTTATGTAATTGTTTTCTGTTTCTGTAGACTTATAGCCGAATGAATGTATAAAGCCTTTGTTTAGGTTATTCATTAACTGTTTATATGTTTTCGTTTGTTTGGGTGATTTGCAAATCTTATTCATTACAATATGTTTTTCACCATACTTTTGATAATAAAAATAAAATTGATAATTTATTGATTGCTTCATATCTTAAAAGGTTATAGTGTTAAATTGTTTTTTTATACAACTAATAGCTTTAAAACTTTGAAACCTATTTTTGTATCGATACAAATCATTCGTTAAAATATAACTATCTATTTGCGTTCTATCTTGTGTTAAATTGTAACATATAAAGCCTTTGTTAGTTGTTTGCAATTTTCTGCTTAAGTTGTTGTTAATTTTTAATGTAAACATAATTTTTTATTTTAATAGTTAGTAATTACGAAGCCACTGGTGTCTTTCCTTGCCTTGCCTTTGGCTTTCAAACCTAAAATAACATTTTTAAATTTAATCATTTCGAGGTCGCTTCTGTCACCGTCAATAACTTTGATACCTTTGTATGTTTTAGGTAATTCATTACTAAAAACCGCGGCAACATTGATGCCTAAATTTAATGCTTCTATAGTTTCTTTTTCATTGCTTTCACTTTTGGAAAATGTCAAAGTATAATTTCTGTAATTCTGGTATCTTTTTGCACGTGCTAAACTTTTTGTATAATCGTAAAAATAAACTTTATCGTAATGCAACAAATCTACATTAAAATTGAAATGCTTATCCAATAAATATAAAAAATCAATGTCACTAGTACCGTTCAATCTAAATGCAATTTTTTCATTTTTATCACTTGCTTTTTTTATTTCCTTTTTTATTTCCTTTAATAATTGAGCTAAAAATGCTTTTTTATCACTAACAAAGTAATTTGCTTTATTAATACGTGACTTTTGTACATTTGAGAATATACCCATACCAGCAGAGTATAAACATACTTTTATACAATTTACTGAAGCGTCTTTGCATAATGTTATACCTTTATAATTTAAATTATGCGGGGCTAAATAAAGTATAAACGTTTTGATATCATTTTTAGATGTTTTAGCATTTGTACTTCCTTTTGAAAGTAGATTTTTTACTGGTTTGTAATGTTTTAAAGTTTCCATATTCTTTTAGTTTTTATAATATAATTTAATAAATTCCTGGTTTTTATTTTCTACTTCTTTTATATGTTCTTTTATTATAGAACTTAGTAAAACATATTCTTTACTATTATATTTTAACTGGTTTCTTAGTTCTAATAAATTAGAAAATGTATTGTCACTATTTAATATTTTGTTGTTTGATATCATTGTTTTAGTTTTAATTTAGTTTTAATTAATTATTAACTTTTTTTATGAAGTTTAAAGCCGATTTTTTAGTAGTGAAAAAAGCAAAACCGATGTATGTTGTATAATTATCTTTAAACTCAAAAAAATAATCAGTTTTATCTTTGTAGTAACTAAAATTAATAAAATGCTCACCGCGTATACTTTCAACCAGCACCGCATTATGTATTTTAATACCTGTAAAGTTAGGTAAAAATTCCTTTTTTAGTTTTTCGCTTAAATATTTCATAATATTCTGTATTTAATTAATTATTATGATACAAATATAATTATTTTTTTCCAATAAACAACAAAAAATAAAAAAAAATGTAAAAACAACACAAAAATAATTTTTCAACGTTTTTAGCTGATGTATCAAAACTTTAAATTTGAAGTATACTTTTAAAGTAATGAACGTGTACGCAACTACAATAATTTTTTCACATACACAAATAAATTTACTATTTATTTTCAGTCTAAATAAGCTATTTAGAAGCGTTCCAAATAACAAAAATACCCCCATCATATTAAACGACCCCCATTATATTAAACACAGGGTATCATATTAAACATCCCTCCATATTAAACAATCCCCATTATATTAAACATAAAGCAAAAAAAAAGCCTCGTTAAAGGCTTTCTTTGTTTTAATACCATTCTAAAAAATTAATAATTGAATCGTATTCACTATAGATTGATTCGTTATTATATTTAGACTCGTAAAACTCTTTATAGTATCCTTTAATGGATGGAAAGGCATCATCATAGGGTAACTCCTTTAGAGGATGTTTTGTGTCAGCTAACTGCGTTAAATTGTAGAATAAAAATTCGTGGTAATCAATCGTTATCATATCTTAATTGTTTCTTTGTTTATAAATGTCCTCCAATTTTTAATTCTTTGCAATCGTAACGAGTTTCGGTTTCACTACCTTGCTCATTAAAATCTCCATAGCATCCAAAACCAAAATCAAGTTCTGAATTAGATGTTGCTTCATCTATTTGCTCTTCCCATAAATCTTCATTCATAGATAAGTAGTAATCTAAATCATCAACATTGTAGTTATTTTCCTTAATCCAATCTTGATATATGTCTCTATCTATCTCTATTTCTATTGTTGCTACCTTGTGGTAGACATAACGTTGACTAATTTTTACTTTCATAATCTTATAAATTTATATTAATTGTTTTAAGTTCTTTTTTAATTACATTGGTCAATAGAAATTTGCTATTGATACCAAATTTTTTACGATGCCTTGTCAAATCATTTGTAAGAATCATCTTATCAAGATTGTTATTTGTTTCAGTATAGATGATAAAATCTTTTTTAGTAGTGTAGATTTGTACTGCTTTAAGTATGTTTATGTTCATATTATATAGTTTTATTGTTTCTATTAATCTTCAAATAATGTTTCTATCTTATACTGCACATCATCTATTCCACTTAAAATATCTTGTACATCATTGTGGTAATCATCATCATCGCTTTTAGTTAAATCCATTATAATTCTGTATGCATCATCCAATAATTCGATTGATGCTTTTATAGTCTGCTTTTTATTCTGTACAGTATTAGACGCTTGAGAACCTGCTTTATTAAGTTCATACCAATTATCAACCTCTCTTACTAATATATCATTATCATCTCTTGTCTCTATACTTCCAACAACATATTGTTCATTTGAGATACAATCACAAAGTATTTGGATTTGGTCTAAATCATCTTCTGCCACCCAATCTTTGCCGAATATTTTTTCTGCTTGTCTTTCTAAATTGTTTCTTCCAACAAAACCATAAGTAGATATGTACCTACCTTCTAAATTTACTTTCATATTATTTAGTTTTAATATTTTGACAGAATATCTCTGTCGGTTTCTAATTGTTTTTTACTTAATACATTCATCATTGGGGAAAAGTTTTCATCCCAAGAATAAAACTGATTATCATTTGTTTCGTCAATGCATCTTATTGATGTTACTTCTCTTGAAAGAAAGTCATCTCTTTCGATAACATTAAGAACTTTTATAATATCATCTGTCATAACATCTAATATAAATCTTGCCATAATATTTTGCTTTTAATAGATAACTTAATTGCTATCTGAGGCAAATATACATCTTTTTTTTAATTACACAACAAAAAAAATAAAAAACTTCACAATTTAACTTTTTTTATGAATTGCCATCTTTTAATACTATTCTAAATTTGTAACAGAACTTAATAAAGGAACACGTGCATACGTCTACAACAATTTTTTCATATAACAAAATAAATCTACTAATAAATTTTGGTATGAATAATAACGAGTTGCACCCCATTATATTAAACACAGGGTTACCCCATTATATTAAACATACCCCATCATATTAAACAAAAAAAAAGGGAGACAAAATTAATTGACCCCCTTCATATTAAACATTTTATTATTTACTTACAATGTCCTCTAATAATTTAGAAGTTAATGAACCTCTTCTACCTATTTTATAAATAGTCTTAGGTGTCAAGACAACTACTACACCATTTTCATTTAAAAATATATCGCTATTGTTAAACCAGTTAGAGTTTTCTTTATAGAAGGTAAGTGTTTTTTGTTGAGATGATGTAGCTTTCATATTTTCTGTTTTAATAATTAATAATATTCAAATGTAAAACAAATAAATGTAACTACAAAAACTTTAACATAAAATTACCTTATCACATAAACTCCAGAGTTTACTCCTTGCACTAAATACATTAATCCATAACGGATTGCATCCAAAAAATGATTAAACTTATCTATTGGCGCTTCACCCTTATCTTTCCATACATAGTTGTTTAGCTCTCTTATTATGCCGTGAGAACCTCTATCTACTATTATCTCGTAATCTTGCATAAGAGCAATACCAGATAATATACTACCTTTCTTTTTTATTGTAGGCTTTATATTAAGACCTAATGTTTTCATCTCTGATATTAAACGTGGCTCACTATTATCACAGATAATTAAATCCATACCACACTCTCTTCTATTCATACCTGCTATCTCAGATGTGTTTAGATTAGGTTTTCCGTAGATTTCCTTAACCCAAACCTTTCTTGCATTCTTATCTACCGAAATCTTCACAAGTGTCGTTAAATCGGCTGAAAATCCAAAATCTTGTCCATAGCAAGTAAGTTCTGTAGGAATAAAGTCTCCAACTCTCCATTTTCTTATAATAGTACCCTCTGCTTTCTCAAGCCAACCTCCTAATATTTGGTGCTGGTATTTATCTGGTCTCTTACGTTTCATCTCGTAAATTCTCTCTAAGAATGATTGAGATAAGTTCTTCTTATTATCTTTGTAAGTTGTATGAACATAAGTAACGTTACCTTTAATCATATTAGAAGCTGCCAATA